CCATTCAGCCGCAAGGCAAAGGTTGCCGGCTTGTTCACCTGGCGCACACACTCGAAATGCGGCCAGGTGTCCAGCACGGCCACGAGGGCGCCGGCAGGATCCTTGATGCGGAGTTGAAGCTCGATCATGCTATTTTGGCCCTATAGCCAGCCAGTGCACATAAATGGTGGCGCTGCCTACAGCAGCGTGGTCGATATCAAAATCAGCAGCGGTGATGCCCGAGGTCGCGACATCGTAGGTAAGAGCTTGGGATTGCAGGAACACCACCGGTGGCTCCGAAAAGGCCACTGGAAACGTAACCGGCGTAAAGACGGCGGCCCCACCAGACAGCCGCATCACACCAAACTGTACACGCAGTTGACCGGTGAGATAATGAGTGGTGCCCCACACCGAGAAATCGTCGGCGTCCCCGCCTTGCCGGCTGTACTGCGGTGAGGGCAACCCGAGCATATTGCGCTCATCTACGAAGTCGGTCATGACACCGGCGTCATCGATGGTGTAGGTCCACAATGCGTCCTGCCATAGCACACCAGGTGTCTGCGTGAGCGCCGGAGGAGCGCCTTCAGCTCCCGCCTTGGTGACAATCCGCACCGTGTACTGTTCCGTCACACCGCCTCCGGCCCAATCGCATTCCAGGATCACCCGATCATCGCGCGTGTGCCCCGCCGGTGCGCTATCCGGATTTAGCTCAAGCTGGGTGCTGTTTTCATAGAAGCGCCCACGGCAATAGGCTGCACCGGTTTCCACGAAGAGCCGGTTAGCCTCGCCCGAGCTGGCAGCCAGCAGATCCCCAGCTACCAGCACGCCATCATCCATCGCATCTAGCAGCCTTGTGGCATATTCCTCCGCGGTGATCTTCCGACCGTCCCCCACCTGTGGATCCGTATCCGGCCAGGGCCATGAGAATTCTGCCATTTCGACCTCCTTAGATTCCTATATAACGCTCGTAATACCGAATGTAAACCTTACTGTTATGGTTGCCAGCGGTGAAAGCTACGGCTATAGAGTTGATTCCTCCTGGTGCCTCTGGATGAGCCGCTATGTGCCAGGAGCCGATATCGCTTTCCTCAGTGAGCTGGTCGATGATATTACCATCCGTGGAATGCTCCACGGTTTTGAACGTGGGCGTCAGGTTTATCTCGATGGTGTCGCCTTCGTCCAAGGTGTAGCCGGGAAGAAACTCCAACTCCTCACCAGTGGTGTAATTCGTTATGACGATATCGGTCATGGGGCCGCTCAGCTCGATGACCGGGTAGTCTTTCCAGGTGCCCCCGTAGTCCTTGGACTGGGGAGTACCTGGGGCTACGCTGGCGCCCCAACCAGCCGGGAAGCCCAGGCCATCGGATTCCCAGCCCCAGGTACCCACACCCCCACCGACGACGAACGCCCACAGTTGCCTCACGGGGTTATACCACAGCGGGTTGTGAGCCACGGCCTGTATCACTGCACGCTGCTGGCGATGGATCATCTCCCTGGTGCGTGGGGCCGAGTACATTCCCGCATAGCGCAAGTCCAACTGATACACAAAGCCCCGTGGCTCAGTACACTCCAGCTTGAATCCCTCGGCCAGGTCCTTCAGAAATTCCAGCAGCCGCCGGCGCTCGGTCCATAGCTCGTTTTCCGAGTCTTTCACCAGGTCGAAGGTTATGGTGATCACTCGCTTGCGGAGTCTACCGTCCAGGAACACCTCACCGTCTAGCTGGGCATGGCGCTCCACCTGGAGCTCCACCTCCGGCATCCCCAGGCCATCCACCCCATGCAGCCTGAATCCATAGGCTTCAGTGATGTCGTAGGCAACTCCGTTCCGGTCCAGAAAGCGATATGTTTCAGGCATGCTACACCCCCACCATTCTCAGAGCCGCTATCGTGTCCTTCAAACTCAGCTCGCTCTCTACCTGGTCATAATGAGCGTGGATCTCCCAGTTGGTAATGGATGAGGTGCTCCCGCGTTCACCCGCACCCGATACCGTGATCCGCGCCTGGAACTCGTCGAGGGCCACCGCATTGACCTCCTTCAGCGCTGCCGCGATGCCCCGCAACCCCAGCTCAAATGGCGTGGGGCTGCCAGGCGTCAACCAGTCCGGTAGGCTAATCGTTTGGAGCCAAGCCCAAAGCTCCTTCAGCTTCGCCCAGAGTGTCTCCACCGGCTTTAGCGCCTCATGAAAGGCTGTTTTCATCCCGTTCACGATTCCCGTCAACCCACCCAACTTGGTGATCAAGTCTCCAGCCCAGTCCCACAGAGTCGACATCGCCGTTACCAGATAGCCGATCCCCGTCTTCACATTGTTTATCCATTTCTCCAGTTCGGTTAGCACGGTGTCGTATAGCCACTGCAACTTGGGGCCCAGATCATCTTTCACAAATCGCCAGATGGTCTCGAGCGCCGGCTTTAGCGTTTCCTCCCAGGCCCGTTTGAGCGTGCCGATTGCCAGCATTAGCTCCTTGAACACCGTCTGGTAGATCCATTGGAGCACCGGCCCTAGCCAGGTCTTGATGAAGTCCCACACCGCCCATAGTGCCGGCTTGAGGATGTTGTTCCAAATGCCCGCCAGTATTTCGACTTCCTTCTTGAGTATGGCTATCCAGGTCTCCACGAGTGTCACGATGATGGGGATCACATAATTCTGAATGAATGCCCACACTGCGGTCAATGCCGGGAGGAGCACCGTATTCCAGATCTCCGATGCCTTCTGCGCCGCTTGGCTGACCTTGTCTTTCACCCACTCGACCACGGTGGCGATGGCAGGAATCAGGCTCTTGGTGATGAAACTCCACACCGCCTCCAATGCCGGCTGCAACTTGGTCTCCCAAAAGCTCTTGGCCGTGGTGATAGCCTTGGGTATCGCCGTACCCAACCAGTCGATGAGGTTCGAGATGGCCGGTATCACGCTAGTGAGGATGAACTTCCACACGGCCGCCAGGGCGGGCTGCAGGGTATTGGTCCAGAATTGCGCCGCCAGAGTCACCGCGCCAACGAGGACCGTCCCCAGCCATTCTGCCAGCGTAAAAAGTGCAGGTATGATGCTAGTCAGGATGAATGTCCACACAGCCGTCAGTGCCGGGAGCAGCACGCCCGACCAGATAGCTAGCAGAGTGGCCACCGCCTTGGGCAGTACATCCTGGAGCCAGGCCACGAGTTGCTGGAATATCGGCTGGGCCGTCTCGACCCAAAAGGCCGTGAGCTTGTCCCTGATCCCCCCCCAGTTCTCGGCCCAAGCGGCCCCCAGGAGGGCGGCTACGGCCACAACCGCGATGATGCCGAGCACCAGGGGGTTGAAGGCTGCCGTGATGGCCATGATGCCCTGCAGGATGGTGGCGGCCGCCAGGACGGCTCCAATCGCTATCAGGGCGCCCTTGATGGCCGGACCATGTTGGTTAACAAACGGGACCAGCACATTCTTCACAAAGCCGGCAACCGTTCCGGCAAGTGCGCCGATGCGGGTAATCAGCGGCTCCACTTTCTCCCTGGCTATCCCAAAGGCCCCCGCTACGCCGTAGAGGCCTCCTTTGAGGCCGGCCACAAACCCGCCGATATCGCCTTTAGCCAGCATGCCAAACGCTTTGCCCACCATCCCGATAGCCGGTTCCAACTTCTGAATCACCGGCACTACGGTGGTGCTTATGAATGCCACCACCTTGTCGAGGGCGGGCCCGGCCTTGTCCATTAGTACCGAGGCAATATCCATCAGCTTTAGGCCAATGGGGGCCAGCGCCAGGGTAGCAACATTCTTCAACTTGGCCCATTTCTCCGGCCAGTCCTCGGTAGCCTTGGCCGTCTCCCAAATAGCATTCTTGGAGTTGCCCATAGCAGCAGTCAGATCGTCGATCGAGAACCTACCCTCTCTGATGGCTGCCACCATATCCGGACCCGCCCGGGCGCCGAAGACCCGCATGCCCTCGCTCAGGGCCCAGGTCTCGTCCTTGGCGCCCTGGATAGCCTTGAAGGTATCCATCAGGCTCTCGTGGAGAGTCTTGTTTCCCTGGGTACCATCCTTAGCGAACTTCCCCGCCGCTATGCGCAGGCTACCCATCACCAGCTCGGCGTTCACGCCCTCCTTCTCCCATTTCGCGAAGAGCGCTACGGACTCGTCCAGGGTGAACCCCATGAGCCGCAGAGGAGCTCCGAACTGCACCACCTTCTGCATCAGCCCATCCATGCCGGCGCCGGTTAGCTGGCTGGTCTTGAAGAGCTTATCCAGCGTACCACTCGCATCTTCGACTGATACTCCCCAGTCTCCCATCACCCGAGTGAGCAACTGGGTGCGTTGGACGCCATCCCCACCCATGAGTTTAGTAGTCTCCAGGATCTGGGTGCTCAACCACTGCAGGTCCGGGCCAGTGACGCCAAGCCGAGCGTTCAGTTCTCCGACCACATCGGCCACCTTATCGGCGTTCCCGGCAAAGTTGCCAAATACGGTGCCAAAGTCGTCCTTGAGATCCTTCAGTGTTTCGCCCGTGGTCCCCGTCTTGGTCATGATGGTGTCGTAGGCCTCATCCACGGTTGCGCCAGCCTTGAATGCTGCCACACCGATCCCCGCTATGGCACCTGCAGCCGCGCCGACACCCCCGAGAATGGCAGCCCCGCCGATCTTGCCGAGCGTGGAGGTCACCTTGCCGGCAATGCCCTCCATGCTCTTCTCGACCTTTTGCTTGGCATTCTCGAGATCCTTGTCGAGCTCATCCAGAATCGCCCGAATGGGGATCTGGGCTACACCAAGTTCAGTTGCTCCTCCTGGCACCCGTCCTCCTCACCAGCTCGTCATGCTCCGCCTGCAATTGGTCTCTGGTTTTCTTCGGCTGGGATCCGGCGTCCTTGCCCAAGAACCTGGTCAGCGATGGCAGTTTGCGTGAACGCATGAGCGCCGCCGTATGCCAGGCTATCCATGCCGCCTCTCGCCGCTGCCGGTCCATGCGCCACTGGGAAGCCCCCATGGCCATCCCGAACTCCCGCGGTGTCATATCGAGGAATTCGGAAACGCCGTGCCCCAGTCTCATAGCCCAGGCCAGAAGTTCCTGCCAATCCCACTCCTCCTGGCCCGCCCCTAAGGGCGTGTCTCGTCTGCTCCTTCGGTCGGCCCCTCAGTGCTATCGTAGGCCAGGACGTTGCCTATCCCGGCCCAAACGGCCGCCATGACCGGAGCGAATCCAGCTTGATCCTGTATTTGTATGGCATCGATCTGTGAGTACGGCCGGCCTCCGGCCTTGCCGTCTCTCCGAGCCGCCTCCAGGCCCACTCGCAGCAGCGTCACCAGGTCCTGCACATGCATCGAATCGTCCCGCACTTCACGGAAGAGCTGCATGATGCCCTTTTGGGTGGCCTGCTCCGCCTCGATCAGCGCGCGGTTGGTGTAGAGCAGGTTGTAGGTCTGCCCTTTCACCACCAGTTGGCTCTCCCCCCGTGCTCCAGCCATTGGTGCCTCCTATCTGTTTCAATCCCCACCCGGCCCCTTGACCGGGTGCAACTATGAGCCGATGACCGTCCACTCCCCATCGATGTCGAAATCGGCGGAGAAAGTCGCCACATCGTTATCGGGGCCCGAAGTACTCAGGGACGCGATAACGGCCCGCGCCTCCTCGATCTCGGTCCCCTCGACCGATTTCCGCAGCATGACGAACTCGCCGGACCGCATGGCCGCCAGCAACGCCTGATAGCTGTCCTCGCTGGGGATATAGAGCGCATCCAGCGACAGCGAGCCCGAATACCTGCCAGGCAACCGACGAGTGAACCGGCTGGCCTTAGACGATGCATCGATGGAGGTGGTAGCCTCGTCGAAAGTCACCCCCCGCTGGCTGGCCACGGCCTCATAGACCGGAAGCAACTCCGTGCCGGTGTTCACGAGCACCAAGATGTCGCTACCCCTCACGGCTTGTACAGTCATCTCTTTCCTCCTCTAAGTGTGCTAAGTTTCCATCACCAACAATCTAACCGTCACCACTCGTCCCTGCGCATCCCGCTCGTCGGCAACTATCGGGCCGGCGCATTCTGCCGCGATGGTGCCGAAACCGTCTATCACCAACCAGTGCCTATGCAGCAGCGCCCGTACCCGCTCGGCGATCTGCTCGACGAGCTCGTCGGACCCGGAGGAAGCCGTATAGCACCGCACATCCCGCATGATCCGGCGGCCCCTAGTCGTCTTGGTATCGAACGGCGGCGCCGATACCTCCCCGGCTGAGACGATATAGGGTAGAACGGCATCCCCCGGAGGCGGATCGCTGGTGAACACAGCCGGCGCTCCCCCGTATTCTGAGAGCATGGCCACCAGTGTCGGATCACCGACTAGCCGATCGTAGAGGGCCTGGGTTATGGCGCTCATCCTTCGCCTCTCACGATCCGCAAGATCTCTGCAGCATTGTTGAACACCGCCGGCCGCAGGAAGGGCCGGGCCGCCATCTTGGATGTGCCCATCTCGAAGAACCAGCCATAGAAGGCGAAGAATGGTTCCTCATAGGCCACGCCCACCACTGCCTCCACGAAGCCCGGGCCAGAATGGATCTCATAATCGATGTCTCCACGCAGCACCCCCGTGCGAAACGGCGCCCTTGCCTGCACACAACCGACTGCAAATTGCGCCGCTTTCTCAACGTTCTCTGTAAGGCGCTTTTCCACTACGCCAATGAACCCTTGGGGATTCCAGCCCTTTATGAACTTGCTGCCTGACTTGTAGGTGGTGCGGGCCAATGTTTTAGTCCTCCTCCCACTCACTCATGGGTACAGCCCCACCGTCGCCTCCAACTGCGTCTCCCGGCAATCTATCTCCAGATGGTGGCCGGCTTGGGATGGATTGCGCACCCCTTGGACCTCCACCGCGATGCCGCCGCCTTCCACCTGGTCACCCCTGGCTATGTCCGCCGTAGCCCTCACATAGAGCACATGGGTGATCTCCCGCTCCTCCTGGAGCGCTACCTGCCGCTCGGCACTATTGGCCGGTCGCATACGGCCGGGTACGCTGCCTATCTCCACCCAGGCCTTCGTCCAACCACCCTGCCCATCCGGCAACCGGCTGGTGCGTGAGACGGTGTAAGTCTCGTTCATCAGCCCGTCGAAGACGCTCATCGCTTCACCCGATACTTGGCCAGGACTTCCTCCTCCGATCGCAGGAGCATCGGCGCCGCCGACGCCCCCAGCACCCCTTCCCCCCCACTCCCGGCCTCGGTCCCGAAGGATACCGAGTAATCGCCCAGACTCATGGCCGTCACGCCGGGCACCGCTTCGAGCTCCGCGGCCCGAAGGCCGGCCTGGTAAGCCCGGGCTGCCATCCGCGTGCAGACCCCCACGACATCGTCTGGGATGGGATCGTAGCCATGGTCATAGGTCACCTCTACGATCTGGATACCCACGGCCCAATCCTGGTCGACCCGGTGGAGGATCCCATATTGTCCAAGCTGGTAATCCTCGTCGGCACCGGCAACGAGGGTCTCCCCGTCCTCCACGACGTCCGTGACAACTATGACCGGGATCTCGGGCAGGAATACGCGGGTTCCCCCGCCGCAATCGAGGATTATCGCGTCACCCTCCACCTTCTCGATGACCTGGTTGCAGTAATTCTTGATGACGGCCGTCGCCTCGGTTATAGCCCTCTGGGCACTCGCCTGCTGGGCCACGGGAATGGTGACCTGCAGGAAGCTCTCGATGTCTCCGATCGTGCAGAAGTCCATCTATTCCTCCGCTTTCTGCCGCCTCGGGTGCCTACCCTTGTTCTGTTTGGGCTCCTCCGCCTTGTCCTCCGGCGGCAGAAGCCCCTTCTTCCTGGCCTGGTCCTCATACATCTGCACCAGCCGCCCAGGAGCCACCTCCACCCTGACCAACTTACCAGCCGACGGTGCTATCGGCCATTCCTTGTAGGGCGCCAGCAGCGAATTCGTCTTGTTCTCACCTGGTATTCGCAAGTGCCTTCCTCCTCCCCTCCCTCGTCATATGTGCCAGTTCGTATTCCCGCTTGACCTTCTCCTCGTTGCCGGCATAGCACTTCACAAACCGTCCAGGGGCCACCTCCACGCGCACCAGGTTGCCCGGTGGTTGGTGCGCGGTCCGTCTGGCAGCGGCTCGATGCTCATCGGCGTTCGACAGGATGCGCCTCAACTCGGCGGCCTGCGCCACCTCGGCTATCCATGTGCGCGGCAGTGCCAGGAATAGAGGCTTCACCAGGTGGAGCGCCCGCAGGAACGCCAGCCGCTTATCGCCGCCCTCCCCCATTTCCGCCTTCCAGGCTTCCAGGAAGGCCCGGCCCGCCTCGCTTGACCGTATGAAGAGCAACTCGTGGGCATAGAGCAACTGCCGCAGGTCCTTGGTCATCGTCTCGGTGCGTTTCTGCTCCTCACGGGTGCCGGTATCCTTCGCCAGCACCCCATAGCGCCACAAGGGGGCGGCCATGTCCCAGGCCTCCAAGAAGTGCATCCCATGGGGCACCAGCGACCAAGGGATGGTGATCCCATCTCCCACGATCAGGGCGCGGCCAAAGGGGACATTGAGGTCGTCAAGCACGACGGCCGTCAACCCTACTGCCTTGGCCTTACCCGCCACTTTCGGCAGCATAGCCGGCTCTCGCACCACCAGGATGTTTTTCACTTCAACACCCGCATCTTCAAGCTGAATGACGATCCGGACTTGTTCAGCTTGGGTCGCTGCAAGATCCGCCACTTGCGGTCGGTATAGAATCGATACTTGGTGCCAAAGGAAGTAGTAGGATCGAACACATCGCAACTCTTGAGGCTGAACCGCCAGTAATGCGTTACATCGACATAGCTATTGTCATGGTGCCAATAGGGCAACTTTAGATACAGTACGCCTTCTGGCCGGAGCAACCGCCAGCATTCATTCACCGATTCCAGCAGATCTACCCGCAGGTGCTCCATCACAGCACAAGCCACAATCAGATCAAATGAACTGTCCTCCCAAGGCCACGGGAAAATGTTCAGATCGTGGGCCACGGTAATATAAGGAGCATGCTTGTGAAGGTCGTGATTTACGACCCTGTCCCCTTCTCCAGCCTTTACCAGTTTGTACCCAGTTCCCAGGTTGAGAATGTCCAACCCTGCATTCCTCCCAAATACTCAGCTAAAGCAGCCCGCTTTGCCCGCTAAGCCAATCTCCGCTCAAACCCAGATTCCTCCGGACAGTACATCCACTTTTTGGCGGCGCCATCCCATCTAGCAATCACCCGAGCCGGATTGCCCGCCACCATCACACCTGGCGCTACATCCTGACAGCGCACTACAGTTCCAGCCGCTACAACGCTGCCAGCCCCTATGCGACAACCCACCAGCAAAGAGTAGCTGCCTATCCAAGCACCGTTCTCCACATACACGCCGCGAGATATCGTCCCACCCCATTGCCCTGGCCCAGCACCTATGTTATGAGAGCGAGTTATTACCTTCACCCCATAGCCCCACCAGCTGCCCTCATGGATCTCTAGCGGCCCTCGGCAATCCAGCATGATGCCCCGCTTGGCAAAATATTCCCAGGGCTGGCCAATAGTAGCCGGCCACACTTTGCCCAGCCGGACAGCTTGCTCAGGCAAGCCCATACAGCCTCCGTAGATCCTCGTTGTATTCCCTCACGGCTTCGATGAATTCTGCCGCCCATCCATGGTGCTGTCTGGCCCAATGGCACAGGCTAGCGGTATCCTTCGGCAAACATTTGCCTCCCCAGCCTCTGTT